TCGGATAGGCGCGCTTGCCGGGGATCGCGAAGGATGACTTGCGCAGGCTGTTGCGCTTCGATGCTCTCATGATCCTTCCTCCTGCAGTGGCCCGTGGCGTCGGGAAAAGGAATTAAACCGGCACCACGGGCGGCCGTTGTTATTGCGGACACCGACGGCTGGTCCGGTCGAAGCTGAGGACAGCCGCAAAGCCAGCCCGACCGCCGCAGCTTAACAGTCGTCGTCGTCGTCGTCGCCTTCGGCAAAGTCCGGCGGCTCGTCCTCGATCTTGAGCGCGCCGGCTGCGAGCAGCTGCTTGATCTGATCCGTCGCCGTGTCCGCGAGATAGGCCGCAGTTTCGCCAGCCGGAATCTTGAGCGTGCCGCCCTGGCCGTCCTCGATCTCCAACTCGCTGCCGCTGGTATTCGTAAGCAGTACCGACATGGCCTGCACTCCCGTTTCCCTGATCCTGCGCCCCTGGAGCGCGGGGGATCAAGTCATGCACGAACGTGCAAATCCTGGACTTTTCGGACGAAAAATCGGGCAAGTCATTGATATTGCAGGCAGAATGTGCCTTGCAAGTCGCAAAATGCGACATTATAATAGAGGCTCTATTGGGAGTGACTGTTTAGACGACGTTCTGCACTCCCCCGCTGTTTGAAAATTCGATCGCCCTGGATCACGTGTCCACAACGGCCCAGGCTTTACCCGCTGATCGATCCATAGTCGTCCTAAGTCGCAAGCGCAGAAGTCGCTCGCGTCCCGCAGTGATTGCGCGACGCAGCGAGGCAATCGGCATTGCCCATCTGGCCTATCGGAATTTCGCCCCGGCCATTCGAGGATTGAGCCCGACGCTTGCAGATGTGAGGAAGACCGAAAACGACTCCATGACAGTGTGACAATACTTAGGGCGGCGAACGCGACTCACGTTGCGCGCGCCGCCTCAGAGTGTTGCTGACGCAGCACTCGTCGCCTTGCAGCGACGTTTCTCGAAATGGAGTCACAACCAATGGAAGTCAACACCCGAGAATTTGAATTCTCGCACGGCAAGAAACCCCGAGGCTCCGGCTTCTGGATTTTCTTTTTCGACAATGCGCGCACGTTCACGTTCGCCGGCAAATACGGCGATGCCGTTCGTGCCGCAAAGATCGAGGCCCGCCAGCAAGAAGTTTACGAGATCAAGGTGGGGCCGTGATCATGAGCACATCGATCGATCACATCAAACTGGCCGACGGCGCGCGCGTGCGCTGCGGCCTGATCGTTCACCGCGCGGATGATCCGTTCCACTTGGGACGGATCGAAGCCGTGCACGGCAACATGAAGCTGACAGTAAAGTGGGAAAACGGATGGCTTGAACTTGGATGCGAGCCGGACGAATTCGCACGCTGGAGCGGGGAGTGATCAGAATGCTCGCCGTTTACATCACTGCAACGATCCTGGCCGTGCCGGCCGGAATATGGATCGGACTTAAACTTGCCGATCTGACTTACCGATGATCACTAAGGACGGCGCCGCGTGCGCCGTCTCATAGTGTTCAATCGAACACTACGCTGCCTTGCATGCAGCGTTTCTCGAAACATGAGTCACACATCATGACAACTACCCAAGCGTCTAACCAGTCCGGCGTGACAATCGCGAAGGCAGCTGAGCTGCTGGAGGATTACACCGAAGCTGGCGACAACGTTTTCCTCTGGGGCGCTCCCGGTATCGGCAAAACCGACATCGCGCACCAACTCGCAGCGCGCAAGAAGCGGCGCCTGATCGAGTTTCACGCAGCGTTGCGTGAACCAGTGGACTTGCGCGGCATTCCTGCGGCCGATCATAAGACGATGACCACGAAGTGGTTCACGCCGGATGAATTGCCGCAAGCCAAGCGCGATGGCGAGGAAGGCTACTTGTTCCTCGACGAATTCAATCAAGCCAGCCCGCAGATGCAGGCCGTGCTGGCAGGATTGGTGCTGTACGGAAACATTGGCGACTATCGTCTCCCGAAAGGCTGGCGATGCATCGCTGCAGGAAACAGCGTTTCCGACCGTGCAGCCGCGCAACGAATGCCGACGCATATGCGAAACCGTTTCGCGCACGTTTACTGCGTGCCGGACGTGATCGCGTGGACGAATTGGGCGACCGCCAACGGCGTCGAGCCGGAAATGATCGCCTTCATTCGTTTGCGACGTGAGCTGATCCACCGCATGCCGCGCGGTGACGAGAATGCATTTCCCACGCCGAGGTCGCTGACCAAAGCCGCGAAATACATTCACCATCCGGACGATCGCCGCTTGCGATTGTTCGCGGGATTGATCGGGGATGACGTTGCAGCCGAGTTGAACGGCTTCATCCGCCTCTATCACTCGCTGGGAAGCCTGGAAGATATCGTCGCCAATCCTGATCGTGCGCCGATACCGACGCAAGCCTCCGAACGCTGGGCCGTCTGCACTGGCCTTGCCCGTCTCGCGGATCGCAAAAACTTTCCGCAGATCATGAAGTATGCCGCGCGCCTCGACGGGGAGCCGGCCACGTTGCTTGTTCATGACGCAACGATGATCAAGCCGGAGCTGAAACAAACGTCTGCCTATTCAAAGTGGGCAGTCGAGCATGCCGACTTGATCCTGCAGTGATCACTAAGGACGGCCCCACGCGGGGCCGTCTCATAGTGTTCATGACGAACACTCCCGCCCTTGCAGCGGGATCATCTGCAAAATGGAGTCACACATCATGCCTACCAAGACCACAGGCGCGGCGAAACGCAACGCAAAGGGGCTTCCCCCGATCGTCGCGAAAAAGTCGAAGGCCAAGGCGCACACTTCCAAGGCTGCACCGCTGGCGATCGTGAAGGCTGACAAGCCCGCACCGAAGCCCGTCGCGCCGCCCGCGCCGAAGCCCGCTCCCGTGATCACTAAGACAGTCGTCGCCACGCCGCTCTCGCGGAAGGCCACGCTTGTCGCCGTAGTGATCTCGCAATGGACAGCCCGCAAGCTGGACAAGAAAGTGACCGATGAAGTCAATCGTTCACATGGAGCTGCAGCCGACGCCGGACGATTCAACAAGTTGCTGATCGAGGCCGCGCGCCTCGAAAAGCTCGGATCGCTCGTGTCGCAAGCCCGCCACGCACATTATCGCTACACGAAGCCGTGGTGCGATGAAGGAATGAGAATCCTGCCGAACGCTCTGCATCAAAAGTTTGCCGAGGAGTTTCGCAGGATCAAACGGGAATTCCATATCGCGGCCGATGAATTCTGCCGCGACTACCCGTCATTCGTGGCTGAACGCAAGAAGGCGTTGAATGGATTGTTCAACGCTGCCGACTATCCGGACGCAAAGGAAATTCGTGCCAAGTTTCAACTCGACACGAAAACATTCCCCGTGCCGGACGCTGGCGACTTCCGCAGCGACGTGCTCGATCATGACACGATCGAGGACATCAAGCGGGAGCTGGCCGAGACGAACGAACAAGTGCTGGCCGACGCCACCCGCCACTCGATCGATCAGATCACGCGGATCGTTGGCCACATGTCGGAAAAGCTGTCGGAATACAAGCCGGGAGCGCCCGTCAAGAAAGGCAAGGGCGGCAAGCCGAAGAAAACATTCTTCACCGACTCGCTCGTGGAAAACGTCCGCGAGCTGGCCGACTTGTTGCCTGCGTTCAATCTGACGAATGATCCGAAGATGGATCACATCGCCAGTCGCATCAAAAAAGAGTTGTGCACCGAGGATGCCGCGGAATTGCGAGTGAGCGAACGTGCTCGCGATGCCGTGCAGAAGTCGGCAGACGACATTCTTAAAGATGTGAACAAGTTGCTCGGCTAAGACGAGCTGCAGCGTGATCAGCGACTCGAATCGAGTCGCTGATTGCAGTGGAGCTAGTCCACTCCCCGCCTTGCAGCGGGGCCTTTCCAAAATGGAGTCACATCATGGAAACCAAAACCGACAAGGTTGCCGGCGATCGTGTCCGCAAGGCGCGCGCCGAGTTGATCTTGTCGCAAGTGTTCTACAGCGTGCTCGTTTCAAACGTTGATCCGAAGCCGTCGCGGGCGATCCCCACGATGGCAACGGATGGCCGGAACCACTTCTATAATCCGGACTTCATTGCGAAGCTGAATCAAACGCAGCTGCTCGCAGTGCAGGCGCACGAAAGCGAACACGATGCCCGTCGCCATCACAGCCGACGCAATGGCCGTGATCCTGCGAAGTGGAACGAAGCCTGCGACTACGCAATCAACGTTGATCTCGTGGACGCCGGCTTCCAGCTTCCAGATTGGGTGCTCCTCGATCCGAAATATCGCGGCATGTCTGCCGAGGATATCTATCGGACACGGGAGCTGGATCAGCAGAAGGAGGAGGAGGCCAAGAAGCCACCGCCCCCGGATGACGATCAAGACGAGCCCGAGGACGGCGAGGACGATCAGGAGCAAGACGATCAGTCGGAGGATGACAGCGACACCGGCGACGGTGACGACGAATCCGAGGACGACGCCGAGGACGATGACGCCGACGAAGGCGACAGCGACCAGGGCGGTGATGATCAGTCCGAAGATGGCGCCGACGGCGACTCCGGAAACGGGGATGCCGAGGGCGAGGACGAAGCCGACGGACAGGGCGAAGGCCAAGCCGAAGGCGACGGCCAGGATCGCCCCGGCAAGTCGAGTGGCGATCCTGGCGGGATGGGCGAAGTGCTCGATGCCGCGACGGATGCAGCCGACATGGCCGCAGCCGATGCCCAATGGGAGACAATCTTCCGACAGGCCGCGTTCCTCGCCGAGAAGCGGGGCACGGCTCCTGGGCACGTTACAAGAGAGATCAAGCGCGCGGACAATCCCCCGCAAGATTGGCGAGAGACGTTGCGCGCTTGGTTCGATCAGGGATCACTCAAAGTCGAAAGCTGGAACCGTCCGAACCGGCGCTTCGCCGGGGCGGGCATCTATCTTCCTGGCCAGAGGCGGGACGGGATCAACCGTGCCGTGTTCCTGATCGACACGAGCGGATCAATGGACCCGATCGCGTTGGCCGCCATCAATAACGAAGCGCAAGCTGCGATGGACGATGGCGTGCTTGACGAAGTGATCGTGATCTATGGCGACGTTCGTGTGACGCGCGTCGATACCTACCGCCAAGGCGATGAAATCGAATTCGATCCCCGAGGCGGGGGCGGCACTGATCTCAAGCCGCTGTTCAAACACGTTGCAGACGAGCTGGAAGATGTATCCTTGATCGTCTGCTTCACCGACATGGAAATTGGCGATCCTGGCCCCGAGCCCGCGTGCCCCGTGCTGTTCGCAGCAACGGGATATCCGGAATCGGTGCGACGATATCTCGCCAACGCTCCGTGGAATTCTCCCGGCATCGATGTCGGGACGCATTGATCACTAAGGGCGGCCCTGCGGGGCCGCCTCGTAGTGTTCATTCCGAACACTCGCCCATCTTGCATGGGCGTTTCTCAGAAGGAGTCACGTCATGGCTACGAAAGTTGGTCGCGCACGAGCGTTGCGAGCGTGGGAGACAATGCGCTCCCCGGTTTGGCAACGGCAGCGACGGAAGATTGAGAATCTGCGGCAAGCCCTCGCCGCAGCGCGTCGCGAGCTGATCACTGCACTGTCCAATCTGGACAAAGTGATTAAGCAGTCATCATGAACCGCAGCGACTTCTTTGATCAAGGCTACGAACAACACGCTTCCGCCCCCGACATGTTGATGACGGAAGTCTGGCGTTTCGCTTGCATGTTCATCACGGATCAAGAGAACGCCCGCGCCTTCGTTGAGGGTTACACCGCCGCGCGCAAGCAGCGCGACGAACGCAACGCAGAACAGTGATCACTGCAGGACGCCGCCGCTGTGCGGCGTCCGACAGTGTTCATGCCGAACACGCCCCGCCTTGCAGCGGGTTTTTCGAAAAAGGAGTCACAGTCATGTTACGAGTTTTGTTTGGCGTCATCCTCGCCAGCATCTTCGGCCGGTCAAGCGTATCGGTCGAAACGAACGTGCAAACGTTCACAGACGAGCTGCCGGACGACGAGCTGCCCGAGGATGTCGGCGAAGTCGCCGAGGACTACGACTTGCTCGATGTCGATCTTGCCGACGGCCTGATCGATGACGTGAGCGATTCGCTGTTCGATGATCTCGGCGGATCAGTCCTCGACTCATTCCTCGACTGCTGAGGAGGCGAACGATGGAATCATTATTGATGGGCATCCTCATGATCGCAGTCGGCGTCGGAGTGTGCTGGCTGGGAAATGCCAAAGCCAGAAGACGACGGCGGCTGATCATAGAACGCTACGAAATTCTCCGAGAGCACGCCGCGCGGAAGCGCAAGTGATCACTGCAGGACGCCGCCGCTGTGCGGCGTCCGACAGTGTTCATACCGAACACTCCCCGCCTTGCAGCGGGGCGATTGAATGGAGTCACACATGCCTAAGTTACCCAAGTGGCGGCCGTTGCAGCGCGCAACGACTGCCGGACGGGAGAATGCCGAAGCCGTCGCCACGGCCATGCAAACGTATGGCCTGGACGAAGCAGCGGCACGGGCAAAACTTGATGCCTACGCCGCCGAGTCTGAATACTGGATCAACGATCTCTATCAAGTCCAAGTCCGACGCTACGCCGATCTCACTCACATCAATATCCGACGACGCGACGGCGGCCCGATCCTGCGAGACTGGCGACACTTCCAGCAGATCAAGAATGAGTTGGTCGGCACGGAGGCGGAAGCCGTCGAGCTGTATCCAGCTGAGAGTCGGAAGTGGGATGAAGCCAACAAGTATCATCTTTGGTGTCTGACGGACGGCTCGCGCTTTCCGTTCGGCTTCGATGATCGTCACGTCAGCTTCGACAGCGGCAAGGCCCGTGGATTGCGGCAACGGGGCCGCACGATGGAATTCCCCGATGATGACAAGTCCACAGCGCAGGAGCTGGGACCGCAGAGACGCGCCTGCAGAATGTGCGGAGCGACCGAGGGCGAGCTGCATCACGATCAATCCGCGCGCGATCGAATGACGACGCTCGATCCGCGACTCGTCTGCATGCTCTGCGCAGAAGGACTGGCCGAGCTAGACTGAAACTCAAAACCCCGACCACTTGCGTGGCCGGGGTTTTTTTTGGCGTGGCAGTCTTGCATACAGCCAGCCCGCCGCGCGCTCTGCGAGTCACACGAGCACGGCACGCGCGATTGCGTGAAGTGGTATCCCGTTCGTATCGTCCGCACAACAAGCCGTTGCCCAAGTCCCGCACGTGCGGGCTCGACTTGACGCAGCAAGCTGTGCCCGATCGTGCGTCACTTGCAAAAGTTTATCTTGTGCAATGTCGCATTTTGCGACACGTTCAACGGAGTGAAAGATGCAAACGAAAACATTCGTCAGGCAAGTCCGCCAGGAGCTTGATCTGCGGCAGCTGGACTTCGCTGCCGCGCTTGGAGTCTCGCGTGCGACGATCGTTCGTTATGAGAACGGGGCATCCGTCCGCCCCATTGTCCTACGTGCGATCCGTCAACTGCGAGAACAACACAAGAGGAAAAGGAAGACATGAGACGCCGACGCATATCGAGGCTTAATCCCGCGAAGCCTCCTCCTCCTCCGATCGCATTGAACGCGCTCGGACTGCCGTTGTCTCCGTTGTTCGATCGCAAGTGGAAACGCAAGATGCCGCTGACATCGATCCGGAGACTCCTTGTACCGCAGAACGGATTCCGTTTTGTGCAGGACGATCGAGGACACGATGGACCCTGACGCATGTTTGATCCGACTCCTCGAAGCGATCGGGGACAACGATTGGGATGAATCCCTCCATGCCCTGGACGATCTATTCCAGTGGCTCAGTCGTGGGGGCTTCGCCCCCAACACGCAAGCTGCAGCCGAGACGCTGCGAGAACGGATGCGTGATCGATGAAGGCACTCTCCATCCAGCAGCCGTGGGCTCACTTGATCGTCGCGGGATTGAAGCCGATCGAGAATCGGACGTGGACGACAGCCTATCGCGGCCCGCTCCTGATCCATGCGTCGCAGAAGATGTGCATTGCAGTCGAGTCGATCGAAGCCGCGTTCGGCATCAAGATCGATCGCCGACTTCTGCATTTCGGATGCGTGATCGGGCGCGTCGATCTTGTGGACGTGATCGAGGAATCGGACTCCCCATGGTTCGATGGCCCCTACGGCTTCGTCCTGCGCAATCCACGTCCGATCAAGCCGAGGCCGTGGCGTGGCCAGCTCAAACTCTTTGACGTGACGATGAAAATTCACTGACTCCAACCCAGAGTGAAAAGGAAAAGACATGACTCGACTACTGACTGCCGCTGCGATCCTCGCAGCGTTGACGCTGACGGCTCACGCCGAATCGCGTTCCTACTACAATGCGAAGGGCTCCTATGCGGGCTCCTCCTACACGCGCGGCAACTCCACGTCCTTCTATGACAGTCGCGGATCGTATGCCGGATCGAGCATCCGGACGGGGAGGCGATGATGGCGCACAAGGTATCCCGCGACGATGATCTGATCCCCGAGCTGCGTAAATACGTCAGCGCGCATCCGCCCCACGCTGAGCTGATACGCGCGATCGATCGCTATCGTAAAGCGACGCGCGTGCAGCTGCAGCCTGCGCTGCGAATGATCCTGCAGGTACTTGAGGAGGCGGCGTGATGGCAACTTTCAAAGTCCACGTGTCCCAATACGTGGAGGAAACGGCTGTGCTGGAAGTCGAGGCCGACACGGTTGAGGCTGCGCGCGCGCTGGCCGAGATCACGTTGACCGAGGGCGAGATCGATTGGGAGGACGGCACGGACTGCTTTCCCGCAACGATCCAGCGCGTGGACAACGACAACAACGACACGCTGTGGGAGGCAGGCGACGACGATCGTCCCGATCGCCCGCGAGTTGGATCAAAATTGTTGCTGGAGGAATGAACATGTGGGCGTTGCTGATCTATGTCGGAGAGGGCGCCGCGCGCGCACTCGTGATGGCCGTTGGGCCGTTCGATGACGAAGCCGACGCCTGGGTCTTCCACGAACAACATGCGGACGTTTGCAAGCACACGGTCGAAGTGCTGCGGCTTGCGCATCCGCTGCACGAGGTAGGTGCGGAATGACCGCCTACGGCTATGCCCGCGTTTCGACGCGGGATCAGGACTTGACCGGCCAGCTCCACGAGCTGGCCGGTGCCGGGTGTGCGGAAGTTTTCCGCGAGAAGCTGTCTGGAGCGAAAACGGATCGGCCCCAGCTTGCGCACGTTCTGTCTAAACTTGGGGCCGGCGACGTGCTCGTGGTCACGCGGCTCGATCGACTGGCTCGATCGACGCGCGATCTCCTCAACGTCATCAACGAAGTGAGCGCGCGCGGGGCCGGCTTCCGCTCGCTGAAAGACGTGTGGGCAGACACGACGACTCCGCATGGACGTTTGATGCTCACGATCCTGGGCGGGCTCGCAGAGTTCGAACGCGAGCTGATCCGCGCCAGGACCGGGGAGGGGCGACAACGGGCACAGGCCCGTGGCGTCAGCTTCGGCCGGCCGCGCAAAGTCACGCCAGACATCCGGCGCGAGATCGATAGACGACTGCAACGCGGCGAGACGCAGCTTGCCATTGCGCAGGCTCTCGGCGTTCACGCCGCGACGATCAGCCGACGCAAACGGACATGAGAGAGTTGGTCAATTTCATCGGCGTGCTCATTCTGATCGTGCTCGCCTCAACCGTCGCCGTCCTGATCGGACTGGCGATCTATGCATGGACACACTGAGAGGGACCGATGCTGAAACCTATTTGCGTGAAGTGCCAGCGGTTCTATCGGCCGCACTACAACGGCCGCTGGTTCGTGGAAGGAATGCCGAAGGGCGGCTCTGCCGACGCGCTTCCCGGCAAGGATCATCCCGAAGATTGGAAGCCGTACAAGGTCTGGGTCGGCGACGAATGGATATGCCACGGCTGCGGCCACTTGATCATCGTTGGCGTCGCTTGGTCGCCGGTGCGCGAACACTATCAGGACGACTTCGAACAAGCGCGAGAGCGCGCGACATATCTGCAAGTCAATGATTGCTGAGAGGGACCATGAGCAGAAACAACGCCAGCGCGAGGCGCACACGGCCGAGCGACATCGCCGCGTTCAAACACAAGCATCCGCTCGACTCGCACGTGGAGCGCACGATCGCCGAGTTTGGCAATCAGTATGTGGTGGAGATCAAGGGCACGTTCGAAATCTTCCGCTTCACTGCGCCGGAATACGGCGAGGTCATCTTCGATATCCGAGGGATCAAGGACGCGCTGGCCGAAAACCGGCTGCCGTTCCAGATGATGCAGCTCAAGCTGGATGCCGGGCTGGTGGAGCACGTCCGCAGGAATAACGGCGTGGAGGCCAAGCGCATGGCCGAGCTGACGGCCGCCGATCTGGAACGTCCAGGGATCATGGCGCAATGGCCGGATCAGCACACCAGCTGCATCGACGGCAACAATCGGCTGGTGCGGCGCTGGGATGACGGGCTGCGCACGTATCGCTTCGCGCTGATCTTGATGAACGAAACGATTCAGCCGTACATCTGCCGTCCTGGGCAAGAGGATCACTTCCTCGATCGCAAGAATCAGGAGCAGGGCGTGGTGTCGATCCGCCGCATGATCGCGCCGCACCAATGAGGGGCAATGGAACGACTGGACAGGCTGCAGCGGTGCGTGCTGAACGACTTCGGGGAATGTCTCAGCGTGAGCCCACCGATCGGCTGCATCTGTGCGCAGATGCCGCCCGACGTGCTGCGCGCGGCGCATCGCTATTTCGGGGGCGACGATGACGAAGCCGCTGGATATGTGGACGATCTACCACAAGCCCGATGACTACCCCGACGAATTCGTGGCGCGGCGCTGGGAAATTCTCATCGATATCACGGCGACCAATGACATGTTCGTGGCCGACACCCTGGAGGAGCTGCGCGCGCTGCTGCCGCCGGGGCTGGTCTGTCTGCACCGGCAGCCGCTCGATGATCCGAGGATCGTGGAGGTTTGGTTATAGGGCGGCTTTAGCCGCCCCACCACCACCCGATGATCACCAGCCAGAGCAGGGCCGCCGCCACGATCAAGTAGCCGCAGCCCTGCAGCGTCTCGTCGCCGTTGTCAGCCATGCTCCGGCAATGGCGGCTGCGTGTTCACGAGATCGGCGAATGCGCCCCGCGTCTTTGACAGTTTGAAGTTGCACATCTGCATCGCCAGCCCGCCGTTCACGTTGGCCGGAAAGCCGCGATATATCCCGCGCTTGGCGTAGGCGTTGGCGGCCGTGGTGTCGAAGATGCCCGACGATGGAATGTCGGCGGTCTTCAACTCAAGTGATGCGAACTCCATATCCACTTTGCTTGCTAGGGTCATGGTGTGGTGTCCTTGAGGGCGTGGCTGGCGGTTTCGTGCTGATCCCGACATGCACTCGACCTGCAGACGTGGACGCTGTGTCCGGTTTTGATAGCGCAATCCGAGCAAGCCAATATAGTGTCCTGTCCGCAGATGACACATGGGGCGGTTGTGAATGGGCACCGTGTAGAACCGATGTGCATCCCGCCGCAGGTCGGACAGTTCTGAATAATCATGGTGTGGTGTCCTTGAGGGCGGCGCGGGCAGCGTTTACCCGCTCGTTCGCAGCCTTGGCCATCGGGCTCCCATATTTGGTCAGCTTGTCCCACTCCATCAGCAATCCTTCGACTGCCGCCGTCAGCCGCTCGATCTCGGCTTCTGCCTTGTGCGCACGTTCATGCCAATATTCCCATGCGTCGGCGCACTCTTCTTCTTCGGTTGGCGCGGGTAATGGCTCATCGCCGAGGTCGGGCTCTTGATCCATTCTGCTCATGACACGACGCACATAGCCCATTTCCGTCATCCATATCCGCAGCGCAGCGCCCAGCTTACTGTCAGAGTCGTTGTTGCTCATTCTCCCCTCCAATGGGATCGATCGGCGCTGTCCGCTTCTGAAAGCGGCGGATCAGCTCCTCCAACAGCAGCAAGTCTGAATTCTTGAACCACACCCCGGCCGCGCGCCGCAGCTGCTCGATCAGCTCGGCTTCGCTCATGTCTCGCGGTCCCATGATCACTCCCAATCGCGACGGCGATAATCCCGCGTCACCCACCACGCCGCCAGCAGCGTCAGCAGCATGAAGATCACCGCGACGACTCCGACGATGATCAGGACGCTTGCGAGCGTGCCCATTTGAGAATGATCTCGACCCGCTTGATGGAAAGCCGGAAACGTCGCGCAATCTGCAGCAACGGTACTCCGGCGGCAGCCCGTCTCACAATCTCGGCGTCACGTTCTTTGCGTTGCTGCGACGATAACGACGGCTTGCCGGTCGCCGTGCGCTTCAATAATCGAAGCTGGCACCCAGCTCCTCCGCGTCCACGAGTGGCGGCTTGGCCTTCTCCTTCGGCTTGACCGGCGGCCCGTCCCGCATGCCGAGCGACAGCCCGCCGTCGATCGTGAGCACCGCGCCGTTGATGTAGCGGCCGAGATCGGACACGAGCAGGAGGAGTGCGCCATCGAGATCGGCCGGATGCCCGAACCGGCGCAGCGGAATGTCCTGCACGATCCCCGCGCCGCGCTCGCTCTGCAGGAAGGCTTGCGTCATTGGAGTCAGTGACCAGCCAGGGGCGAGCGCGTTGACGCGGATGCCCAGCTCGCCCCACTCCAGGGCCAGACACTTCGTCAGCTGGATCAGGCCAGCCTTGGCCACGGCGTAGGCCACCATGTTTTTGGTCGGCAGCTGCCCGAAGTTCGAGGCGATGTTGACGATCGAGCCGCCGATCGGCTGCGGGGCGCTGGTCATCCGATTGGCCGCCTCCTGCGCCAGCAGGAACGGCGCGATCAGGTCCACGTCGAGCACGTCGCGGAATGTCGCGGCCGAACACTTGTGCGCCTTGTCGGCGTGGCCGATGCCGGCGTTGTTGATCAGGATCGAGGCCGGCCGCCTGAATATCCGCTCGACTTCATCGAACAACGGCCCCGGCTCGTCGCGCACGTCATGCGGAAAGAATACCACCCGGCCGCCTATGCCTGTGAGCTCCTCCGCCAGCTTCTCCATGCGATCGAGATCACGCGCCACGATCGCAACGTCGGCTTGGCACGCCAGCAGCAGCCGGCACATGCGTTTGCCAAAGCCGCCGGTGGCGCCGGTGACGATCGCGAGCTGATCCTCCAGATTGTAGGCCGGCGGCCGCATCATGATCTTGATCATGACTGCGCCTTGCCGCATGTCGGACACACCGGCGATGCCGGCGGGGAGCCGAACACCTTCTCGGCCGGCAGCGTCTTCCATGTCGGATTGCCGCGCTCGATCACGCCAGACGCCAGCAGATTGAGCCGGTCGAATTCCGGCGTGCGCGCCAGCCGCGAGTCCGCGATCATGTTGAGCGCGCTGCGCAAGCCGGCGCGGAGTTCGTCCACTTCGCTCATCCCAATGCTCCCTCGATCCCGAGCAGCGCCTTGGCCACGTCCTTGTCGATCGCCGGCCCGCAGAATTCGAACATCGCACACGGCCGCCCGCCCCAGTGGCCGACGAACGTCTTGCGCTGCGTGCGCTGATTGGACTTGGCGAAGCTGCCCGGTTTTTTCAGCAAGCGCCAGTCCGGCGAACGGTCCAGGCTGCGGATGTGAGACGGATGCGCCGGGAAGCCGTGCACGTCAATGCCGAGCGCGCGATAGGCCCCGCACACCTTGCTCTCCAGAAACATCACCAGCCCCATGCCCTGATAATCCGGCAGCGTCACCGCGCGGCTGATCGCTCGCAGATTTTTCCGCTTGGGATGTGGAATGTTGATCATCGCGATGAAACTGGCCGGCGTCCCGTTGACGAATAGGCAGAAACATCGCGCCGCGCGGTGCAGCTCGGCAGTCAGATAGTGAAAGGGAGCGAACAAGCGCCAAGTCGGGTAATCGACCCGCGAAATCTCGACGGCGAGTGCCGGTCGTCGTTGAACCGACCTCCATTGAAACGTCATCGTGGCCGGCTCCAGCAGCCAGTCCGGCTGCAGCCATTCGATGATGTCATAGTGACAGCTGGCGGCGACGAGTTTTTTGTTGGGATGCTTGCGCACATACTTCTGCACCGCATGACTGCCGATCTGCGCCACCTGACGATCAACCACGCTGGTGAATTCATCGATCGGCACCGTGTCGCCGCCCTCCAGCAGCTGCCTTGCCACTTCGACGCGGAATTTCTCGCCCGTGGACAACACGCTATGCGGCTTGCACCAGCTCGGAATGGTGTTGAAGCCCACGGCACTGCATATCTCGGCGATCTTCTCGATGCCGTGCTCGCTGCCGAAGTCGTCAATGACCGAGCCAGCATTCCATTGCAGCTGGGCTGGCTCGCCGAACACGTGGCGCAGGATCGAGGACTTGCCGCAGCCACTTGGGCCGACGATCAGACCGAGCTGCCACGGTTTTTGCTCGAGCGGAATGTCGCCCTGCCAGCGATGCGTCAGCTTGTCGGCCAACGGCACGTCGAACATGCCGGACAGCTGCTTCACTCGTGGAGTGGCGACGAGGTTGGAGGCGACTTCAAGATCGATCGTGGTCACAGCGATGCGCCGGTTGCTTTGTTGTCTGGCTTTGGCCGCGACGGCTCGTCGTCGGGAAAGTCGTAGCCGTTGGCTTCCAGCCAGAGCTTGAGGCCGCGCCGCAATACCTCCTGCATCGTTATTCTTTTATCAAAGGCGGCCTGCCGCATGACGGCATGAACCTCCTCCTTGATCAGGAAAACCACCTGCTTCATGTTGGCGCGGTCCTTGCGCTCAAGCGTGATGCCAACATCCCTCATCGCAACAGCCGCGGCTTCTGCCAGCTCATCGAAGTGTCTGTCCTCCCGCGCCCGCTGCTTCGCGTCTTCAGCCTGCTGCTTCGCGAATTCAGCCTGCTGCCCTTTTGCATACTGCTCGTTCTGCTTGGCAGCCGCCGCCGTGGCCCGATGATTCGCCGCCACCCAGGCTTCATGGGCGGGCGTGCGCCGCAGCAGATCAACGATGCTGCCGTTGATCTCCTGCTGTATGGCATGCTCAAAATCGGCGTCGGATATCTCCATCAGCCTCATGATCTCGATGATGCGCGCGTCGCTCATGTCCGCCACGGTCGAATCGTCGGGAAAGGCCGCTCTGACCTTCTTGACCCTGGCAACCTGCGTTTCGCCGTCATAAAACTTCACCGCCGACGCAACCAACTCCCCGATCCGCCGCCATGCACGGGCGCGGACACGATGAAACATCAGCACCGTCTTGCTGTCATTGATCTGCTTGTAATAGGCCGCCATCGCCACCGACTTGTCGACGATATCCTTGCATTCATCGAAGCCGTGGCAGACGGCGATCGCCTTGCACATCTGCTTGTATTGAACCAGATGCTTGTCGGCCTTGCTCAGCACGATGTCCCTGTCCATTGCTGCTGTCCTTTTGGTTGTGGAAGGCTCATCGTGCCCCCCGGCCGGCGCAGTTGTCGCCGCGCGCGGTCATCGTCTTGGATTGTACACGCTGATCGAGGAGGGCGGCTAAGCCGGTGTGCTTGGCACAGCTCCAGCCCTCGGGAGCCATCGTCAGATAACGGCAGCAGGCGTGGCCCTGGCCCAGCTTGCAAACGCCCTTGGCCCATTCCGGCGTCGGCGGATCAAAGCTCTGATACGTCCGCAGCAGCGCGGCACGATCGTCCATCACTGGCCCCTCGCAGTTGTTGTTAGTCGCCTCCCTGGATGGCCTGGATGATGTCGGCGATCGTCTCGGTCACCGTGAACGTCAACACCCCGTTGCCGGCCGCGATCGACAGCCGAACATGCTCAATGTTCGGCAGCTGCTCGATCGTGATCACTCGCTCCAGATCGATGATCACTTGCTGGCCGTCGATCTTCTTGAGCAACAGCGGATTCATGGATTTTTTCCTCGGCCTCAAATTGACGCACACGCGCGATCATTTTGCAAACCGGACAGGCTTGCGGGGAGACGAAGCCGTGATGGCACGTCATCGGTGCCCACTCGCAACATGCGCGCGCCGCACGTGCTTGATCCGGGGATGATCGACCGCGTGGCCGCTGCGATGCACGGCATGGCGCAGATGATGCGAGATCGAATGCCACAGCGCCTCGTTGTCACGATCGCGGCGCAACGCACGGAAATCCTCCCAGGCATGACAGGCATGACGATGCAGCGCGTCGCGGTTGCTCCACGTCATGAGATCAGCGCCTCGCATTGCAGACCCTCCTGGCCGAACTTCTGCAGGAGCTGCGTCTGCTGATGCTCGTCACGGCAGCGGATCACGATCGAATACTGCAGCCCGTCCAAGAGCTGCGGCGTCGGCGGCTGCGCGTCGGTGAATAACTTCATCAGCTCCTTGTCCTCGAAACCCAGGCTCGATGCGTCGAAGTCGTCCTTGATCGCAAGCAGCTCCTCCAGCAGCGCGTCGTCGTGCCAGTTCGAGCCGTCACCAATCTTGTTGTCGGCAATGGTGTAGGCACGGCATTGGCTCTCGGTCCAGTCGGTCGCGATGATCACCGGAACGTCGGCCATGCGCTCCAGCTGCGCCGCTTGCAAGCGCGCGTGGCCCGCAATGATCGTGCCGTCCTCTCGCACGAGAATGGGCATCGTCCAGCCAAACTGCTTGAGGCTCGCTCGCAGCTGGTCAATCTGCTTGGTCGGATGAATGCGGCTGTTGCGGGCGTAGGGTTTCAGTTTGTCGATCGGCCAGCGTTCGATCTGCGTCGTCATTGCCAGCGCCTCGGCGGCGAGGAAATGCAGGCCAGCCGCTGCATCAATGGACACTCGGGACCGGGAGCCTTGCCGCAGCCGGGCCGGAACGGACAGCGCGGCGGCGCGTCGCGATCCATCTCCCCAGCACAGTCAAAGCCGGTCAGATCAAGATCGAAACCGTTCAACACGGCGTGCATGTTGATGTCCATGCACCCCATGCTGTCACAGCTCAACGACGCTTGCCACCTTTGCTGCGGCCAGACTTGCCGCGCTTGCCCTTGGCACCGCCCGCAGCCATCCAGTTGCTGATCGCAGCGGCAGAGGACTTGCTGAAGCCGTGACGCTTCAGCCCCTCATAAGCACTCGGCTTCTTGATCGACGGCCCATGATTGTGCCCCGGCATCCGTTCCTCCCGTGCGCTGAACTTCCTGCCATGCTAAACGTTGATCCGCGCAACGTGATCCACGTCCCCCCCGAACGGATCACAACCGCAACCAGCCGGGACGCATCCCCCAAGCCCCCCATTGGCCCCGCGTCCCGACTGGACTTCCCCCGATCGATCCCCGCCAGAACGTAGTCCAAGGCACGTCCAGGGCGCGCCTGTGGGCGCTTCACGGTTTTTCCGTGTCAGATGTCCCCCGGACGCCGTTTGACGCACCAGCGGACGCTGTAGGGGATTTTTGGGGACTTTGTTCCCGTACCGTTCACAAAGGGAAACCGGGGGGAGTGCATCGCCGGGGGGGAGCCGTGGGGGATGCCGCCTCGGCTCACGTCGGCGCAGAAAAAGCTGGGCCTAAAATGCCTTTGCTGCCAATAGGTTGCGCCGGTCAAGGCTAGGCAGTGCGACATAAACCTTGAGCGAGATTGTGCAATGATTTCAAAGGCTTATGAGAGAAAAACATTCTCTCTGATCCAGATTGCATAAATGTTGATTAATGCACCGACTGGAATCCGAGCGGCAGCACGCGAAGCTCCGGCGAGGCGACGCGAAGCTGCGAGCGCAGCCACGCGACGCAGCTGCAGGAGTGCAGAAGCCGTACGGCAGCTGCTGCCTAAGCCGCTGAGATCATTAGCCGAATAACTGGACACAGCAGCACGGCCAGCGGCTGGCGGCAGGCGGCAGCGGCACAGCGGCGGCGTGGATGCAGGAGGAGCTGATCGACGGCGGTGCGGCGGCGGTGATTCCAGGGGCGCGGCTCAGTCTCGGCGCGGCCGGGGCTGGAGGCGGCGACCGCCGGGCGGGTCGGTTCTTCGGAAGCCCGGCGTGGATCAGAGCGGCAAGCTTAAAACCAAATTCGAAACGGCTGACGTATCTGACATTGATTTCGACCATCAGTGTTATGTGCGTGCGTACTACATATGATGTAAGTCCGTCAGGTATGTCAGGATCGTCAAGACCAGCATGGCAGCAGGGTTGTCGGCCTGACATGTCTGACGAGCCTGACAATTTTGCTGCTGAATGGTGGCATGCAGAACGCCACTCATGTTGCGAAGTCCCGTCAGGCATGACAGGCATGGCAGTGCCTGACGTTGCTCAGGAGCAACCCGTCAGGATTTTGTCAGGTTCACTTAGCGGCCAGTTGCTAGAAACGACTTTAAGATTGAGCTATGCCGCATGGACGCATGGCTGGCACAACTTGTGCGGCTTAATCGACCGTCTCGCGCTCCAGAATGGTGAGCGTTCTGATACCGACGAAGCCGCGTGCTTTGTCGGTTCGGTCGCGGACGATCCCCTTGGCTTCCAGCCGCTCGACAAACGCCTTTCGGGTTCCGTGGCGTTCGCCTGCGGCTTCGCAGAACAGCTTCCAGCTGCCGTACAGCTCGGTCGAGGATGCGAAGGCGTTGACGTCGGTGGTGCTGCACCACTTATCGAGCCACTGCTGCAGCGCATCTTGGTTTTCGAAGTAGTCGTCGGTTGCGCCGGTGACGGCGGCTGGCGGATCGAGGCCGCGCTCGCGCCACTGGTCGAAGCCTTGCATGATCCAGGCGAGGATGCCGGGGTATTCCGGCTTGAGCCGTTCGAACAGGCCGAGATCGCGGTCGGCTTCGGCGATCTCGACGGTGAACGGGATCAGCTGGAGTCGCCGGCGCATGGCGCGATCGGCGTTGCGGATGACCGGCTTATTGTTGCCGACGACGATGATCTTGTACTGCGGCAGGTACTCGAAAGAGTTTTGCCGCATGAAGTTGGCGCGCACCATGTCGCCGCCGGTGAGCTGCTTGAGCTTGGCTTCATCCCAGGACTGGTTCTGTGCCGTCTCGGCGGTGAGCACGAGGCGCGTGCCGACCAGGGAGGCCAGCTCCTCATTGTGCTTGGGGTGATTGGTGGCCTGCAGCAGTTCCAGCGAGGCTTGTGCGGCGTAGTCGCCGAGCACGGCCTTGACCGTGTTGAGGAAGGTGCCCTTGCCGTTCTGTCCGGTGCCGTAGCAAAAGAAAAACGCTTGCTCGGTGATGAACGGTGTTGCGCAATAGCCGACGACACGTTGCAGATATGCCACCAGCTCCTGATCGCCGGCTGTGATCTGATCGAGGAACGTGAGCCAGACCGGGCACTCCATCCGCTCGGCGGTGACCGCCGTGATCCTTGAGCAGTAATCCTCCCGCCGCTGCGCCCCGAGTTGCCAGGGGCCCGGCCGATCGAGCCGCACGCTGGCGGTCGCCATGTTCAAGACCGGGGCCTGATCGAACAGCCCGACCGGCCGCGCCGTCTCGTCCTTCACCCGATCGGCACATCGCTTGACCAAGCCGGCGCTCTCGGCCGTGCGCTTGTCGCCCTTCTTCTTGAGGCGCGCGCCGATCTCGCGGCAGAGATCACCCATGCGCCGATTGATCGTGCGCTGCTGATCGTATTTCCAGACATGGCCGGTCCACTCGAACACCCCGATCGGCTCCAAGAATACGAACCGATCGCCGTGCCGCTGCAGGAATATCTGCAGCACAGCGTCGTCAGTCAGCAGCCAATTCGCTGCCAGCCAGGGGTCCGGCTGCGCCGAGTGCACGACATGCAACCGTGGCTGTGGCCGCTCGCCTATGTCATGTTCGTCTCGATCGCGCCCATCGTCATCCGCCATTGATCCCTCATAGCAGCCGCTCTCCAGCTGCCAGTTGCTGTTGCTCAAGGTCTTCTTGGATCGCTTCCATGATCTCGATCTGCAGCTTCGCCACGTGCGGCTTCATCTTGCCCAGCTCGATCTGGCGCCGGTAGAATGGCCGCCGCAGCGCCAGCTCGCGCTTCACTTCGTTGAGCTTGTCCGTCACGCTAAACCGCTGCATCGCCGTCGCTTTCGTCAGATGCTTCACGTGAAACATCGTCCAGCTCGCGCCGCTGGATCAGGCCCGCGCCGCGCCGTGAACGCACCGCCGTGCCGTAGGCCGTGACGCGATAGACCGCCGGGGATGATCCGATCCGCTCCACCCATCGCTTGCGCAGCAGCGAACGCAAGACGCCGCGATGAAAAACCTTCGGCAGCTGGCCGTCGCCGAACGTCAACCAGTCCAAGAGCCGCAGCTGCTGCGCCGACACCGGCTCCTGCCGTGGACGCGGCAGGCGAAACAACTCCCGTCGGAACCGCGAGGTCATAGCCGCCCCTCCTGGCTTTGCTCGAGCACGAGATCAGCGAAGTCGGTCCCGACCCGGCTGGTGCTGATGCAGGACGCCCGCCAGCCCCACGTCAGCCGCGCCGCAGCCGCCGCCGCGTCACCCGCCCGGCTCACGTCGTTGTCGATCGCGATCACCAGCTGGCCGACGAACCACAGCAGCGGTAGCCGTTCGATCGCGCCCGCGGAACCCAGCGCCCAGGCCGGCGTGTAGCCGAGCTGCAACAAGGCCAGCCCCGTCTCAAAGCCCTCGCACACGTGCAGGCGGGGCATGAACCACGTCTGAGCTCCAGTGCAGCACGCGCGATGCGAGATCAGCTTCATCGCCGCGCCGCGCACCGGCCCCAGCATCATGGGCTGGCCGTCCTTCTGGAAGTCCTGGCCGATGAAGATGCGCTGCAGCGCGGTCGGGGTGTCACCCTCGATCGTGCGCAGCAGCGCGATTAGGGCCGGAGCGGCCCCATCGCGCCGTGGGCAGCTGGGATGGAAGCGCGCCTCGACGCCGGTGGGCAGCTCCAGGCCACGCAACGCGAGGTAATATTCTGCCGGCGTCCCGGCGATCGGCACGCCCTGATCCCACACCTTGAGCGCATAGGCCGTCTTGCGCTTGCGCTCGGCGCGCTCCTCCTCCAGCTCGCGGCGCTCGTCCTCGGTCATAGCGGCGGCTCTGGATCGCAGATCGGACAGCCTGCCCGGCCGCACGGCGAGACGCCCTCACGGGGCCACTCCCAGCGCATGAACCGCGAGCGCAGCCAGCCCGGCGCGGCATAGCCCAGCTCGCGCTCCGGCAATTTCAGGATTCCGGATTTCATGCCCGCCTCCGCTTGCGCTCGGGCTCGTCCCACAAGCCGCGCGCGCGGAAAGCCGCGATGATGTCGGCTGGATCACAGCCGGCGAAGCAGTGCAGGAGAATGGTGCTGTGGCCCTGCGTGATCGACAGCGACGGATCGCGATCGTTGTGCGCCGGGCAGCATGCTAGAAATGATCGTCCAGATTTTCGTGCGCGCAGACGCGCAGCCAAGTCTGCCGCTCGCATGGGGCCTCCTCCCTTTGGTTGTTGTTGCTCCCGCCGCCGAGAGTGTTACATGCGCTCACACTCCGATCGACACTCGCACCACGCGCCAATCGCGCAGCGCATCCATGACATCCTCGAAGCGATCGGTGATCAGATAGCCGGCACCGCCGTGCATAAGACGGAACGCCAGCGCCTTCTGCTCATCCGTCGGCTGTTCGCCGCGTCGCTTCAATTCGATAAACGCCAGCAGGCCGCAGACGTGGAATAGCTGGAAGTCGGGCCAGCCCTTCTGCACGCCCATGCGCTTGAGCCGCTGCGCCGTCGCGGGATGCCGCCACTCACCGGCAGGGAAATGCGTCCAGCTCCACTCCGGCACACACCAGCGCCGCAGCACGTCGGCCGTCATGCAGTGCAGATTGAATTCAGGAGCCGGCGGCGGCTTCACGCCGCGCTGTCGCTTGCCTTTGAATAACGACAGCTGCCCCGGCATCGATCATCACCGCTGCGCTTTGCGCGTGCGCTTGCTGTTGACGTGAGCAACGGTCAACACCCGCTGCAGACGTTCGTTGCCCTGCGGACACAAGAGTCGCGCCGGGAATTCTCCGTTGGTCACTTGCTCGATCAGCACCGCCATTTCCCACGACGCCCAGCCGCGATGCTTGGCGACGTGCACACTGTTCTGGCTGTAGCCGATCGCCGTCGCCAACTTCGCTTCCGAGCCGTAATGGGCAATGGCTCGCTCCATGAGCTTGCGTGCGCTCATTCCACACTCCAGATTCAAGGAAACGAAGATGCCGCCGTCCGGATTATCAAGGCACAACTCGCTGCCGATTTCAACAATAGACAGTCGTTCGCAAAAGTTGGATTGTAGGATCAGAGGGACTGCCACCATGGACGCCACGCCGCGCGCTGACATCAAGGACCGCCGCAAGCAGCTCGGCTTGTCGCAGCGCGAGCTGGCCGCGATCGTCGGTTCCCATGCCCAGACGGTAGACAAGATCGAGCGCGGGCACATCAGCTTTTCGCGCTATCTGGCCGGCATCGAACAGCATCTTGGCATCAAGCCGGCGGCCGTGGAGTTCAAGGACGCCGAGCAAGGCGTTGAAAAAATTCCGCTTTACGCTACAACGGCCGCGACGCTGCGAGCGGTGAGGATGAACCACGACATTGCCCCCGTGCATCACGTGATGCCGCCGGAATGCCTGCGCGGCAAACGATCGAGCTATGGCGGCATGGTTTCCACCGACGCCATGGCCCCGATCTTCGCCGTTGGTGATTCGTTCTACTGCAACCCGCATCTAGCCCCGGCTCCCGGTAAATTCGTGCTGCTGCGGCAGAAGCCCCCATGGCAGCGCGGGCAGATCATCCTCTGCCAGCTGATCTCGTTCACTGAGCGAGAATGGACAGTGATGCTGCTCAATTCCGGCGGCAAGAAACGCGGCTATGAGGAGCGGCTGGTGCTGTCGCGCGCCGACTTCCCGATCGCCCATCGTGTCGTGGCGAAGGATTTCAGTTGATCTAATCGAGCGTCTATTGACCGGCTTTCCCTGGACCGGCTACGCTGCCGCAGGCCCAGGGGATTACGATGGCTTTGACGGCTGCCCAACTCGCGGCACGCGAGGGAAAGATCACTGCATCGTTCGCGCCGCAGCTAATGGCCGGCGATCTCCCCGCTATCCACAACAAGTGGCTTGAGCTGATCGGCGATCCGTCCTGGCAGCCGGAGGACATGACCAACAACTGGCCGGTGTATCACGGCACCGTCATGGAGCCGCACGTCATCGACTGGCACGAGCGATTGACCGGCGTGCCGCTGACACGGCGCGGCGAAGTCGTTGTGCATCCGCACCGGCCCAACGTCTGCGCCACGCTCGACTGCTACCGCGCATTCGATCAGTGCGTGATCGATGCAAAATGCCCCGGCGCGTGGATGAAGCTGGACGACATCCTCGCCTACTACCAGCCGCAGCTGATCGTGCAACGCGGCTGCGTCGAGTGCATCAACGCCAGCCTGCTGATCTCGCACGGCGGTGCCGCGCCGCACGAATATGCGATCACGATCGATCCGGACTACGAAGCCAAGGTCTGGCAGCGCGTCGATCAATTCTGGCGCTGCGTGGAAATGATGATCCCGCCGGTCGAGACGATGGCGCTGCAGCCGCTCACGGCGCCGGAGGAATGGCGCACGGTCGATCTCAGCCGCGATGGCGAGATCAATCTGCACAACTGGGCACCGGAAATGGTGCTGCAGCTGGTGACGTGGAACGAAACGCGCGACAACGCAGTGGCGCACGAATTCGCGCGCGAGCAGATCAAGGCGTTGTTGCCGGAAAATGTCGGCGTGCTGCGCGGTGCCGGCCTGATAGTGAAACGCAACCGTGCGCGCGCCGTCTCGATCAAGCGTGACGAGTGATCAACCAGCGAAAGGAAAGCGACCGATGAAAAACAAGTCCACGACCAGCGTCACCACCAGCGAGGAGAGTCCGCCGGCCACCATCAGCGTGCGCGAGTCGCTGGAGCAAATTCGCTCCGAGCATCTGCGCATACGCAACGATGCCCACGACACCATCACCCGGCTGGAACGCTGGCGCGACGAGATCGACGCCACCATCGCCTTCCTGCGAGCGCAACGGAAATGAGAAAGAGCGACGCGAAGTTGTCGGCGGCTCTGCAGGAGGCGGGGCTGGACGACATGGCGAAGCGCGCGGCGGCTGGACACTACAACGAATTTTTCGGGCCGCTCGACACGCCAATGCTGACGTTGATCGAGGAGCTGCACAAGGCCGGCAGTGCGCCGGCACTTGCGCTGCGGCTGCGTGTGATGGATGGCGACTATGATGCCGACTTTGAGGAGTCGGAGGAATGGGCGGCGTCGGAGGGCGGGCAGAATGCGTTCAACAGCTTGCTGGGGAGGAAGCACGATGACTGACAAGGAATACAACATCGCGATCCAGCGGCTCAAGCTGCCGCCGCGCATGCAGAAGCTGCCCGTGGATGATCGCGGCTATCCGGTGCCGAAGTTCGTGCAGTGGATCGACGGCAAGCCGGACTTCCGCGTGGTCAATCGATCGTTCATGGCAAATGCGGTGCGGATCAAGTTGTGCTGGCTGTGCGGCGAACCACTCGGCCGCTTCCAGGCATTTGTCATAGGCCCTATGTGCTCGATTAACCGTGTCAGCTCGGAGCCGCCGTCGCATCTGGAGTGTGCGCGCTTCGCGGTGCAGGCGTGTCCGTTTTTGACGCAGCCGAATCGCAAGCGCAACGAAGATGGACTGCCGGAGGAAGCCGAACAACCGGCTGGCATCATGATCCCGCGCAATCCCGGCGTGTCCATGATCTGGGTCACGGAATCCTATACGCCGTTCAAAGCGCACGGCGGCGCGTTGTTTCGGATCGGCGAGCCGACCAGCGTGGAGTGGTGGGCGCACGGCCGCGAGGCGACGCGGCAGGAAGTGATCGACTCGATCGCCAGCGGACTGCCGCTGCTGGTGGACGTGGCGGCGAAGGAAGGGCCGGACGCGATCGACGCGCTCAACCGCGAGATCAGACGCGGGCTCGCATTGGTGCCGGCGATATGAACGAAGAATATCTGGGCGATGGCCTCTACGCGTCGTTCGATGGCTATGCCATCACGTTGCGCGCGCCGCGCGAAAACGGCGATCACTACGTCGTGCTGGAACCGCTCCAGTACGACGCGCTGCTGGAATACGCCATGCGGATGTACGCGAAGGAAACGTCATGAGCGACGAATATTCCGTCTGCCAGTTTTTCGTCAACGGCACCTATGAATACGTTCGCCGCTACGTGTCGGAGGAGGAGGCGGTCAAGGCGTTTGCTCACTACACGAACAACGTTGCCACGGCAGCGGGCGTCGTGGAGCGCGTGATCATCACCGACGGCGGCGACTTCACCAATCTCGAATGGGTAAGAGGCAAAGGCTACAGCTACGACGGCGTGCACTACGCCGCGACGGCGCACACTGACGCGCATCCGAATCTAAACCGAGAGGACAGCGAAGATGAAAGCGACGATCGAAGTGAAGGACAGAAAGGAAGCTGACGCCGTGCGCGTTGGACTCGAAGACCCGGCGGTGCGCGCGTTCGTAGTCATCATCGGCTTGCTGTTGCCGATGACACAGCGCCAGCGCAAGCGTGTGCTGCAATACGTGATGGATAAGATCGACGAGGACGCCGAAGGCAAAATCGAGAACGGCGGGCAAGCAGCATGAACGTCCCCGCCTTGCGTCCTGCCCGGCTGCCGATGCCGCCGGGCATAGACGATCCCGGCAAGTGGCGCGTGCTGGTGGAAGCGATCTTTCCCGCTGCGCAGAGCGTGGAGTCGGTGTTGCTCGCACTCGACTACTGCCGCGCGCGCGGGCTCGACGTGCTCAAGAAGCCCGTCAATATCGTGCCGATGTGGAACAACAAGCTGGGCCGCTATGTCGAGACGGTCTGGCCCTCGATCAATGAGATCGAGGTCACGGCGGCACGCACCGGCCAGTGGGCGGGCATGGACGAACCGAAATGGGGACCGACGATCGAGGAGACATTCAGAGGCCGCAAGAAAGATCGCGGCGGCTGGGTGGATGCCGAAGTCACCCTGAAATATCCGGAGTGGGTTGCCGTCACCGTGTACCGAATGATCCACGGCAATCGCTGCGCCTTCACCGAGCCGGTCTACTGGCTGGAAGCCTACGGACGGCTGGGCGGCAGCGTGTTGCCCAATGACATGTGGTCGAAACGTCCGCGCGGCCAGCTGCACAAGGTCGGCAAGGCTGCGTCGCTGCGTGCGGCATTCCCAGAGGAAGGCGACTATGCCTCCGACGAAATGGAAGGCGCAGTGATTGACGTGCAGGCGACGCCGGAAGCGCCGACGCCAACCGACAACTGGAAACCGCCCGACACGATTCCTGACGAGCCCGCCGAGGAGCAGATCGATCCGGAGACGGGCGAAGTCACGACGGCAGCGCCATCGCCTCCTCCGACGCCGCGTCTGCTGGCGCGCGGTGATGACGAGCAGGCCCGCGACTGGTGCTCGCGCTTCCTGACCGAGCTGCGCAAGTCGAAGACGATCGGCGAAGTCGACCAGTGGGAGGCGCTTAATCTGGAGATCAGCGACGCGATCAAGATCGACGCGCCCAAGCTGCATGTCCAGTTGAAGGCGGCGATCGGGCGGCATCGTGTGGAGCTGGCAGGGGCGGAGCAGAAGTCGGAGACGGGGAAGCCGGCCGACGAGCAGGCACCGCCACCGTGAAGCGCGCCAACTATATCGTGGGCGATATGCTGTTGTTCCCCGACGACACCGACGCCCGCCTGCAGCTCGGCACGCTCGATCCCGGCGAGAAAGTCGGGGTCGAGATCACCCGGCCGCGCCGATCGGAGGCGGTCAAGTTCAACGCCCATGTGCATCTGACTCTGGAACGTGTCGCCGCCGCCATGGCGCACAAGACCAGCGGCGTGTGGACCGTGCGCAATCTGCGCAGCTGGCTATGCATCCGCACCGGCCGCGTTGACGTGGTGAGCTGGCCGCCGCGTTCTGCCGTGATCCCGCATTCGATCGGGGACATGAACGCGATGGAGCTGGACCTATGGTGGCAGGAGGCGCAGCGCGTGATCATCACCGACGTGCTGCCGATGCTGGCGCGCGATGAAGCCGACGATATCCGCAGTCGTTTGAGATCATGGAAGGAGTCCGAAGATGGTGATTAGTCGTGGCGGTGGTGGTTTCAATCCGTGGCAACGCCGGCCGCAGCAAGCGCAACGCGGCGTGTCGCGGATGCCGAGCGCCAATCCACGCGCGATCGCCGCGCTCAAGGCATACGAGCAGCAATCCAGGGTGCCGGTGAATTTCGACATGCTCTACCGGCATTTGATGGAGAGCGGCTTCACGCCGAACGATGCACATCTGGCAGCGGAGAGCTACTGGCGCGGGAGGCCGAAGCGATGACCGAGGAACAGGATCAGTTGCTGCGATTGATGGCGGCGACCGACAACATGGATGACCACAGCATCTGGCAGTATTCCTGCGTTGCCGTTGCGCTTGCCGGCATGCGTGCGCGCAAGATCGGCCGCGAGGACATCGAGAAAATCTGCGTCCGATATATCGAGACGATGGCCAAGACCGCCGGCACAACGCCGATGCAATACGAGCTGGACTCATGACGCGCGCATTGATCCTCAGCGAGGTTGAAGTCGCGGCGATCCGTGAGGCATTCGCGAAAGCGTGCGCCAAACCGATCTCGACGAAAGAATTTATGGCCTTGGTGGTGCCGCAGCAGAACGTGGATGTGCTCACGCTCGACAATCGCGCGCCAGGGCAGGAGAACGTCCGACCGCCCAGCCATCAAGTCCTGATCCCGCACGGCTACCGCATGGCGATCAGCGTGGAGGAGCAGCCGGCTGGAATGGTGGGGCATTTCTCATTCTCGGTCGAAGCCGCCGGCAAGACACCGAATCCAGTCGCCGTGGAAATGCTGCTGGCGGTGCTCGGCTTCGAATTGCGCGATGCAAATGCGCAATGGGTCGAGGAGTTTCTGATTGACGACAAGTCCGGAGGCTTGGCGGTCAATCTGTTGTTCGTATTAAACGACTCCCAGAGGGAGCGGCGGCAGCACGAACCATCGTTCCCCCGGCCAGTGCTGCCGTCGTCACTCAAACACTGAAAAGGAAAGCTAATGGCAGAACGTTCTGAGGTTTTGCGTGTCCAGAATGATGCGCTGCTGAATGAATATCACCAGCTGATCGCCGCGCAGGTCAGACGCATTGACGAGGCGATCGCTGTGCTGGATCGCGAGCGCAACAATCTGATGGTGGAGCGCGATCATCTGCTTAAACATCTGCCGCAGGCAATCGAGCAGGAGCAGCAGCATCGCATGCCGAAGTCGGAGCCGATGCCGAAGCTGGTACAGAAAGGCCCGGCGAATAGCCATGGCTAAGATCGGGGTCGGCGACAGCGTGCGGACGCCGGAGGACAACTGCCGCTCCTGCGGCAAGTCTCTCACCGGCGCGTTCGCTGTGGGCGATATCGATCGCAAGATGCCGAAGGCCGGCGATGTGAGCCTGTGTCGTTACTGCGGGCACATTGCCGTCTTCGGCGATGATCTCAAGTTGCGCGAGCCGAACGGCGAGGAGATCAGGGAGATCGCCGGCAACCCGCTCATTCTCTTGATGCAGCGGATTCGCGGGCAGCTCGCAAAAGAGGAAGCCCCCGATCGGAGGGACCAACCAACGACCGAGGGCTAACGTGCGGCTGGGATGGACTTGGGACCGCATCCCAGGCGCGGCACGCTGTCCGATTCGGACGCCGGAGGCAACCGGCACAGGTGGGGATTGAACGCAAGTGAGCAAGATAACGCGAGTGGAGCTGATGGCTGTTGCGCATGAAAGATTGCCACGCATTCCAGAGCGCGCGAGCGCGAAGGTTGGGACCAGAGCGATAGCAACGTCGCCGGGTTCGGCCAAGTGATGGACGCTGCTCTCGCGGCGTTTGCCGCCACTGAATGCAGGTCAGACGATGCGTGAATGGCTTGTGATCGATAGCACCTACAAGAACGCGGTGTTCCGGGGTGATGATGCCAAGAAGCCGCGCGGCTATATCCCGCGCGACGTTGCCGAGAGACTTCTTGGACGTGATCTTGGCGGAACCGTTTGGTTCACCAAGGACGACAGCAAACGAATGCGCGAGCATCCAGATTGGCGAGATACGGAGCCCGGATGGACTCCGCTGGGGTTCTGGTCATGAAACCTGCTCAGAAGCCCGATGAACGCGGATGGGCATGGCCGGACCCGCCGACAACACCGCGCGAGGTCATAGCGGGACATCTCAGAAGCTGGGGACCGAAGCTGGCATACGACCTTGCAGACACCCTGCTTATCGAATTGGCATGTCGCGGGTTTAGTGTGACCCGCACTGACGACGAATCAGCTCAAGAGAATCACGAGCGTGATCGCCCACAATAGCAACGGCGGCAACGCGCCGATCGTGATGCCGCGCCACAGCAAACAACACGGGCAATCGGTCGCGAGATACTGCGTCAGCCGGCTCGTAAAATGCTCGGGCGTCTGACACCATGTCGGCAGCAATTTGTGCGAGGCCCAGGCGAAAGCATTGGACAGCCAATTATCCGCCCACTCGGTCGGGCCGCCGGGACGGCGATCGTGCTCCGCTTCGACCACGGCTCGAATGCGGGGATCGTGCTCGGGACGGAAGCGCATGACGAATCCCGCACCGACTTTTCATTTCCGCGAGGGCTTTTGGACCGGCGTTGCGTGGGGTGCACCGGATAGTCCGGTGCACCCGCTTTGTTCGAAGTGTCAGGGCGCGCTGCCCGATGTGCCGCTGATGCTGTGGATCGAGAACGGCGCCATGATCCAGCTATGCGATGACTGCATCGAACGCTGGCTGATCGCGAGTTAACGGCGACCCTTCGGCTGTGCCTCACCTTCCGGCAAGCCCTGATCCGGGCTGCTGCCCACGTCGATTGGATTGCGGCGGCCTGAAACCGGAATGTACATCCAGCCGTAGTTCGGCACCCACGCGAGCACCCATCCGGGACCGCCCTCGGGCCGTGGCAAGGTGTTGTCGACCCCCGGCTGGCTCCCCGGCAGGCTGTTGTCCGGCCGAGCGCCGCTTCCTCCACCACCCGGCAGGGTGTTGTCTGGCCGCCCAGGACGGCCGCCCGGCAGCGTGTTGTCGATCCCCGGCTGACTGCCCGGCAGTCCGATATCCGGATGCACTGGCGCCCACGGCAGGCCGTTGTCGGGATACACTGGAGCCGGCGGCAGGCCGATGTCTGGCCGGCCAGGGGCGATCGGGAGGCTGTTGTCGGGACGGCCACCGCCTGGACGGCCATAGCCTGGATCGACCGGCGGGCGGTTGCCGAAGCCGGGATCGACCGGGGACCAGCCTGGGCGGCCGTAGCCTGGATCGATCGGTGGGCGCACGCCCCAGCCAGGATCAACGGCACCGCCACCGAGGCCCGGCGGCAGCGAATTGTCGGGGCGGCCGTCACCGCCGCCCAGCGGTACGATCATAGCGAAAGTCGGTTGCGTCATCGGCTATCCTCCGGTTGCAGCTCTCAGTTGATACGCCGCCCCAGCGTCTCGGGGATCATGATGCTCGGCGTTGGCGCCAGCTCGGCGCCGATCGGTGCCCGTTGGTGATAGCTGATCACGCGGATCGTCGCGAGCCCGAACAGCAGCGCCACGACCATGTAGAGCGCAATCAACGCGACCACGAGCAAGTAGAGTCGCTGGACGTTCCAGTCGATCGGCCACTGCATCCACTTTGCAAACATGACGATGACAGCACCGACCAGCACGAGGATTGCCACCACGATCGCAACATTGATCAGGCCGAGAACTATGCCGCTGAGTGTCATGGCTTTTCTCCTTCTAGGAACTATAGAGTTCAGCGCCGAGTTATTCTCGGCAACTGAACCAGCGAGGAAACGACCATGGCGAACGAACGACCGGAAGACGACAAGCAGAACCAGCAGCAACGCCGCGATCAGAAGCCGGGCCAGCAGAAGGATCAGGACGAGCAGCCGGTGTCGCAGCCGCACTATCCGAATCCCGGTGCCGGCGGGCATCAACCCGGCCAGCAGAACCCGCAGCAACGTGAGCCCGGCAAGAATCAAACCGAGCGGCAGCCGGGCCGCTAATTCGGTCGCGACGATGGGAGCGGCACGTCGCAAGCCGGCGGCTCCCATTTCATCGCCAGATTGCGTGCGCGGATGTAGGCACTGATCGCCTGCTGATTACCAGTCTGCGCCCGCCTTGGCTGCTCGTGCGGGTCTTGCACCCAGATCACGAACAATTTGGCGACGTGCTCCACGAACGCCTCATCATAAGCCCGCAATGACAACGCACGAATACGATCGCGCGTCTCAGGATCAGCACACACCGCCGCAGCTTCCGAGCTCGACTGCCGCGCGATCACCACGATGATCGCCAGGATCAGCAACGTGCCGACAGCTCCTATGAGAATGCCGAGCCTCATGATGTCGGAGTCGGCACCATCGCCACGATCATTTCGACGGTCTGCAGCAGCACCATCGCATCCGTAGACAGCGTGACCGCCTTTTCGTTGATCGGTCCCCAGTGCTTGCGGCGTGCGCGCAAGCCGATCGCCGTGGTCATCACCGCAAAGGCGGGCGAGTATTTTGCCAGCCATTGATAGGCGGCGCCGTTGCCGCTGCCATAAACGTCCAGATTGTCGGCCGTCGGATTGATGCCGAGAGCAAACGTCGGCAGGAAGCCGTTGGGATCATCCCAGTACATTTCGAACAGCCGAGCCATTTCATCGCTGGCCGTCTCCATGTTCCAGCTGGTTTGGAATAGGCCGGCTTCGCACGTGTCCGACTCGATATTGCTGGCCGACATGTCGCGGCCTTCACAATATTTGCCAGACGACTCCCGCATGCCCAGGCCGATCATCAGCACGAACAATGCGCGCAACGCCTCCACGCCGGGCGCGTCCACTCTGAGGCCGAGATCGCGCAGCTCCGACCCGTACCAACTCAGCGCATCATAGTCTTCGCCGTTGGGCGCGGCCTCCTGCGCCATTTCCTCGGCCCAGGACTCGCCTTGAGCGAGCCACATCAGGACCAGCGCGTAGCAAAGCGCCATGCCGGGGATGTAGCCGGCGGGTGCGCGACCGCGATCGGGCCACGAATAGAACATGAGCGGCGATGCTTTCGCCAACAGCGTCACAACGGCGGCGACGCTCTCGGGTAGATCGGTGCCGCCCTTGGCCATGCGCACCACAAGCCGGTCGATCTCCTCCCACGTCTGCGGACCCACCACGCCGTCGGCCGACAGTCCATTGGCGCGCTGGAATGACTCGACTTGAGTCGCCGTCACGGTGCCGAAGGCACCGTCTGCAGGGACCGCCAGGACGGCCTGGACCACGGCCACGTCCGGCCCGTCATCGCCCTTGCCGAGCACACGGCGATCCTCCGGCGGGGGAGGACGATCCACCAGCTCCGGCGGCTCTGGCGGCTGGATCGGTTCGATCGGCGGCCGGTCGATTGGTGGCCGCGTGGGCGGTGGCTGTGTAGCCAGCTCCTCATCTGCGATCGCCTCGGCGATTGCGACGCAGATCAAGTCGAAGTTCTGCCGGTACAGCCCGACATCGGCTTCCGAATTTACGAAGCAGATTTCGAGCAGCACGGCAGTTTCATCGGTGTTGTTGAGGAACGCCAGATTGCCCGTGTACTTTGGTCCGCGGTTGATGAAGTCGCCGGCATCAGCGATGGCATTGACCACTTGCACCGCGACGGCTTCGCCGCTGTCGGACTTGTAGAAAACCTCGGTGCCGACCGGATTGCTGGTTTGATTGGAGCCGTTGAACGTGGCGCTATTGAAGTGCACGCTCACGTCCAGATCGCGCTGCTGATCGTTGTGGAATCGAACGATGCGATCTAAATTTTCGCTCTGATCATTGCTCACGTCGTCGTGGAATACGACGGTGCCAACGCCGAGCGTGCGCAGATGCTTGGCGGTCTGATCTACCACGCGGCGGGCTTCGTCCACTTCGTCCAGACCCCAGGGCGATGGGCCTTCGGCGCCGCGAATATAGAGGCCGTGGCCGGACGAAATGACGATATCCATGGGCGTGCCCTCCTGGGCAGCGACTAGGCCGGAAACCATGGGTGTATGTACGGAACGACTCGACCTTCTGGGTCCGGCGGTGGCTCGTAAGGCGGCTCTGGAGTGACTTGTCCCGGCAACTCTGGGAACGGCGCGCCCTCCATCCGCTTCATCATTTTCACCATGATGTAATCGAGCTGCGGGCCGACGAATCCGGCGGCGACGCAGCGATCGTACAGCGCCATTCCCTTTTCCTCGCCGAGATAGGCAATGACAGTATTGAGCGCGTCGATGGTCGATTGGTCGGTCGGTAGCGCCATTGCATCATTTCCTTTTTATCCGATTATTTGCCCGCCGTTGCTCGCATAGCCGGCGACGTTGCCGGGAAGCTGCTTGCCTTGCTTGTAGAGAACGGAATTGCCGTCAATGATGTACTGCGTCGCCGGCACCGCCCCGCCCACGTTGAAGTTGATATATTGCAGGCTGCACACCGAGACGCCGGTGGCGATCATGTATGCCCCGACGCAATTCAGATCGGTGGTGCTGAATGTGCCGCCAGCCACGTCGGCGCAGCCGGTGTATTGACTGTTTCCGGTGATCGCAAAAGCGGCATTCACGAAGGCGCTGTTGCCCTGAATGTTCACGTCGCCCGTGTACTGGAACAGCGTCGACGACGCCTGCAAGCTCATCAGATACGTGCCGGTGTTTGAGGTCACGATCTGAAATCCGACGCGATCCAGCGCCACGACGCTGCGCACCGCAGTCAAAACGTGGGAATAGTTTGGCGGGCCAATCTCTTGATACAGGGTGAGATTGCTAAGGCGCGCGCTGCATGAATTGAAGGCCATGGCGGCGTAGTTTGCGCCGCCGCCGTAGAACTCATGGATGCGATACTGCCAGCGATCCCCGCCGCCCGCGCCTTCGACCGACACGCTGCCGCCGAACGGTCCAAGCTGGGCACCAACATAGTCGCCAGGAATGCCGAGCTTGATGTTGAGGGTGAACAGCGGCGTGACCATGAACCGCGTTGCGGCGGCATAGAACGCGCCGGAAATGGTGCGGAATGCATGTTGCGGATCGTTGCTGGTGCCGTCGCCGGTGGTGTCGTTGCCGTCGGTACGCACCCACATATCCAGCGCGCCGATTTTCAGCTGCGGCACCTGCGAGGCGACGAGGCCGATCATGTAGAACGCATCTTGCCAGTACGCGCACAGGAACGGCCGGTCGCGCAGAATGTCGCCGGACTGCAGCTCTTGCCCGTCATTGCGATAGAGCGGGACGTAGCCCAGACCATTAAAGTTGAGCCGCACGTGCTTCTGATTTTTCGCCACGTTCTGCAGCGTCAGCACCGGCGCGAGGAAGTTGTTGTAGCGCGTGGTCGGCGGATCGAGCGCGACGGTGAAGTGAAAGGCGTCGACGACTGCGGGCAGCATGGTGCTGCCCTTGGGCAAGCCGCGCTGGATCAGGTAGCGCGTGGCCAATTCCAGATTGCGCAACGACGCCATCCGATAGGCCAGCTCGGCGCGATCAACGACGGATTCGACTTCGCTGATCAGCGAGTTGATAACGTGCGGCCGCAGTCTGACATCGCAGCCATTGCCGTAGTACAGCGCGGAGGTATCGACCGGCACGATCGCCGGGGGGTACGCCTGGGCGGGATTGTTCGGTGTCCCCGCATTGGGCGGGAGGCCGCCGTCATATTGATATGGAAAGATGCCGCCCATTGCGTGCTCCGATTACTTCTGCGGCGGGGAGGGCCACAGCCCCTCGATGATCTCCTGCACGTCTTGATCGTTGCCGCCTGCCTTGCGCAGAAGCGCGGACAGCTTGTCGAGGGCGGCGGCGCGGCGCGCGCGCAGCGGGATCAGTGCGTCATTTGCCTTTTTGAGTTCATCGGCAATCCTGGCGTTTTCCGCCTGTACGAACGCCTCCCGCTTTTCGTTTACGGCCGCCACCTGTGCGTCGATCAGCTCCTGCTGTTGCTCCAGCTCGGCTTGCATGACGACATCGGCGCGCGCGAGGACGGCATCAGCGAATGGCCACGGCATCGGGCCGCCGTCGATCACATTGCCGTCGGCATCGATCAGCGGGTGGCGCTTGTCTTGTTCGTAAATCCGTTGCGCGAAGCGTTGCTCCAACTGCGGGAAAGGTTGGCCGAACAATTTAGAAAATTGGTCCGGCGTAAGCGAATAGTGCCCGGCGGCAGTCCGCAGCCAAACGAGGGCATCGGGGAATGTGAGCTGATGAAACATCATGGGCGCGCCCTCACAGCTTGATCATGATGTTTAAGAAGGTGGTCGGCTGCACGATCGAGAATGGGACGTTGCCGCCCTGGTTGCCGAGGACGATTCCGGTCGGGGAGGCATTGACGGTGACTTGCTGCGAGTAGCCGCCCCATAGGCCGACGTTGTAGGTGCTGCCGCCCTCGATCGAAACATAGCTCGCGGTGATGTTGTAGTTGTAGTTGCCCTGCGCGAAATGGGTATGATTCGGATCGGTGACACCGTGGGTGTGCGCGGCGTGCTCGCCGCCGCTGAAGGTGTAGGTTTCCGCGCCCTGGACGTTGCCGAGTGGACGAGCGGTGAGGCCGAGCCCGCTGCCGGCAACCGCCAGCGCGCGGCCCAGCATTTTGGTTAGGCCGATCTTTTTATGCGCGTCGAAATCCGCCTTCGCGCCAGTGCCGCGACCGCCCGGCGTCACCGGCGCATTGGTGTTGTTGATATTGGTCCAGATCAGAATGAACAGAGCTTCGCAATCGGCATTGGCGCGCGTGGTCGCGCCTGACGTGGCATCGCCGATGGTGCCATCGTTCGCCATCACCCAACCGGGATCGGCGACGGTCTTTAGTGTCAGCTTGGCGTCGCCGGTCGAAAAGTTGGCGGTGGCCAACAGCGCCTTGACGAACTCGACCGTCACCAGCTGCTTGTTGTCGGCGGGCTCGACTGGCGTGGGCGCTTTCGGTACGCCGGTGAACACCGGCGAGGCCAGCGGAGCGTAGGCCGAGAGATCGACACCGCCGCCACCGCCGGAGCCCATGGCGATGTCTACATAGTTCTTGGTGGCGACCTCGGTTGGTCCGAGCGGATCACGGTACGCGAACAGCGGCCCTCCCAGATTGCCGCCGCCGAGTGGAAGCACCCGCAGCCAAGTCCCCTCAAAGCGGCCATAGGCGAACGTGTCGTGAGGCGCGTCGCCGAATTGCGGCGCGTGGGCATCCACGTAACTCTTGGTTGCCGCCTGGGAATCGAGGGTCGGATCGCCCGGCAGGACCAGTGGCCCCGTCATGGTGTCGCCGGCACGATCGACCTTGGCGTTGTTGATTGGGACGACCGCCGCAGCGGCGGTGGCGTCAACGTAGCCCTTGGTCGCCGCCTCGAGCGGCGCTTCTGGGTCGCCGGCCAGGACCAGCGTGCCGGTCATGGTGTCGCCGGCACGCAGCACCCGTTCGTCAATGCTCGCGTCGTAGGTTTGGAACGTGTCGCGGATCGCTTGACCGAGATTGTCAACGCGGTTGGCGTTGTAGGGCACGCCGAGATAATCCACGGCCGCCAGAATCTCGGAAATGCCGGCGTTCACCGCGCAGTCGGTGAGGATCGTGGTGCAGTCGTTTTTGTAGTAGAGCGGCCCCTCGCCGATGACGGCATTCTGCGGACTGTAGCCGTTGCAGACGTTGCCACCGGGCGGCGCGCCGTTCTTGTCGCTCGCTGGGAATATGCCGGCCACGGGCGCGCCCTCCAGATTGCGGTTTTATACGATCCGGGGCGTTCCGGCTATAGTTTAGGGTTGACCTAGAGCGTGATGCAGTCCTCGGGATTGCATTCGTAGACGCACCAGAACACGCCGCGAAGGCCCTCTAACAGCTTGGGCAGCAGCCATTTCGTGAAGGCTTCGTACAGCTCTGGATCGTGCGGCAGCGTCTGCGCCTGGGTCGGAATGTTGCAATTTTCCGGTATCTGAACTTCGGCCGGGCAGTAGACGATATTGAGCGACGGCCACACCCCGAAGCAGGCCGCCGGCTTGATCACCGGGTTGTTCATGATGGTCGGATCGGGCGGGCAGGCGAAGACCGGCGGGCACGTGCCCTCGTCACGCGCCATGCTCCACCAGCCGATCGGTCCGCAGTTCATGTCGCCGGCATAGTGCATCGTCATGTCCACGCCGAAGCGGGCGGCAACCTTGGTCAGAAATTCCCAGTTGATCGGGCCGCCGTAGTACCGCAGCTGCAGCATGAAGCAGATCAGGAACTTGAGCATCGGCTCGGAGAAGCCGGGGCCGCACGGATCGGGATGCTTGATCCCCATGCGATCGGCCCAGCGCCGAACCAGCTGCTCGGCGGTGCAGGGATTGAGCTCGCGAAGCATGGCACACAACGCCTGCAGCATGGTGTAGGCGCCGGTTGCAAAGCAGTCGACCACGGCGAGCTGCGGCGCGACTGGATCGATCTGGCACGGGATGTTGCGTTCCTCGCAGCAGCCGCCGAAGATCAGCTGCTCGCATCCCACCTTTGAACATCCGACCGTGATCGATGTGTAAACCGCCGAGACTTCGATCGCCGGCACCAGCGTGGTGTTGTACGGATCGCCTTCCGGCAGCAGCTGCCGCACCTGACAAACCAAGTCCCACTCCGTGAAGTCGCACGGCGACGGCCCGCAGCAGCCGTCTGGGATGTAGCACTGAATCGCCGGCTCATCCGGCCCGCTGAAATTCTTTTCCGGCGGCAGCGGACAGCAGTACGGCGCTTCGTTGGGAACGGTGGGGGCTAACATCGTTCTGGCGGCTCGTTGCGCAGTGCCAGCGCGTTGATGGTGCCGAGCCGCTGCATCAGCTCGGCGGCTTTGCGGATGGTTTCAAGTTCGTCTTGCGTCAGCTGCGGCGCGAGCGGTGGCGCGAGCTGCGGCAATGGATTGATTTCGGGAGCGGGCGCATCGGTGACCACGACTTCGCCGAGCACCGGGAACACGCCGCATTCCAGCACGATGTAGGCGTCATCTTGCCGGCGCACGGCCTCGGGCGGATCGAATGTGAACGTCACCGTGGAGAAGCATGGATCGCCAACAGCGCCGTACACCGCCGCACGCAGATGCTCGCGGCAGATCGGCGAGCCGACGCAATACATGATCCGAATGTACGTGTTGAGCGCCTTGATGATGCGGTCGATCGCGATGTCATCGCAGCCACGGAAGCAATAGCCGGTGACGTTGATCTTGACCGGCGCGCCGCAACGATAGGTGCCCTGCACTCCGACTGGCGCGAGCCCTTCGCCCTTGCCGACGTTCCTGCCCCACATCCACCAATTCATTTCGTCGATCACTTCTCCCGGCGGCACGCCATAGGGAGCGGTGACAGCATCGCCGTAGACGCCCTCGAAAAACGGATAGATGACCAAGTAGGTCGGATCGCAGCAGCCCTCGCATTCATCGGTGCAGGCGCGCGTGACGCCGGGATAGCGCAGCGTCTCGGTGATGTACCATTTTTCGTTCGTGGACAGGATCATCGAGCTTTCAGCGGCCAGCACCCGCGCGCGCAGCATGTCGCACGTCTCGTTGCTGGTGCCGCCGATCATGCCGTTGCCGATGACAAGGCCCTCGGGATCGATCCCCGGCAGCGTGGTCGCCACCGTCAGGGGCGAGCCAACGCCCAGATTGAACTCGCCGCCGGGGAGTGCAGCGACAATCCGGAGCACGGCCCGGCCGGTGCTGTCGAGCAGCGTTGGATTGAACGTCACGCCAGGATCGAGCTTGTATTCCCGCGAGGAGGCGCCGACGAAACGGATATTCGGCGGGATCGGTGCCGCTGGCGTCCCGCTGATCGAGACGTAGCCCTTGGCGCGCGTTGCGCCGCGCAAGTTGATGCCAATGCGCGCGGCGTAGCGAATGAGATTGTCGCAGCACATGGTAGCGGCGTCGTTTTCTTTCAGCGCCTGCGTGACCCAGCCGTGCATGAGATTGACGGTGCCGGCCATCACGAAGGCCAGCACGTCCTCGGTGGTCATCGGCAATACCGGCGCACCGCCCAGGAGTCGCCGGCTCAACTCGGTGGAGATGTCGTCGTGCAGCTCGGCGATCGAGGGGCGCGGCAGAACACAAGTGATGTCAGTCATAACCGGCATGGCTCACCCCCTGATGTTTCGGTCGTATGGATCATTGCCAAACCAATCGGGACCGACGCGCAGGCGCGGATAATGCCACACCGGAGGCACCGTGGTCTTGCCGGTATATTCCTCCCAAAGATAGGTCGAGTCCGGCAACGCCGAGCCCTGCACCACTAGCGACGCCGTGCCCAGGCCGGGGCCTTTGAGCACGACTTCCAGCCGCATCACGTGGCGCGAAATATACCACGGCATGACATCGATCTTTGAGGCGATGCCCCAGGTCAGCAGGTAGGAGATCGCTTCGAGTGCATACTGTCTGGCCATCATCAGCGTCTGGTTGTTGACGTGATTCCATTGCAACGCCCACAGTTTCGAGCCGCTGATAAAGGACGAGCCGCGACTGCCGACATAATCGCCGCCACGAAAAGAGTCTGCCCACCAGCCGCCGGCCCGGCTGTGATCGATGAACGGCGGCGCTTCGTTGCACTCAACTTGCCCGCGCGTGAACAGCTGAGTGATCACCCATCCACGCAACCAGTCACGGCGATCGAGCGTGCCGCTGGCGGTGACGTTGAGATTGGGATCGCCCTCCTGAATGCCCTCGCAATTCCCCGGCCGGCACAACGGAATCCGGCGGCTGGAAATTGGCGGCTGGAACAGCGGGAAGTTCGCGGTGCGGCAGCGTGTCGGCGCTGGCTCGCAGAGATTCTGCGGCGGGCTGTATGTGATCATCGTCATGGCCGGTCGTCCCTATGCGAAGATTTCATTGGCGCGTTCCTGCGTGAGCACGCCGGCAGCGACAAGATCGATCTTAAAATTTTTCACCTTGGTTCGCGTCATATCAATAACGGCATCGGAGGTGATGACGGCTAAATCCTTTCCGGTCTTGCCGTTGTCGGACATGCATCGATCTTGCAGCAGGCGATATTCTGCATTCGTCCACCGCGCCAGCCATTCCGTCGTCGCCGGCCTCCCCGGCACCGAGATCGGAATGGTGGCAATCACGTTGTCGGCGGCGGTGATTTGCGACGGCACGGCTTCCGGCGCCGCCGCATAGGACCAGCTGCTGCGTTCGTCGGAGATCGGAACGAAGGCAGATATGATCGGGCAGACTTTGGCGATCTCCTGGCGCAGATAGCCGGCGTCCATAATCTATACCCTCATGCCATGATCTCACTTGCGCGCAACGAGCCGTAGTTGGCGGGAGTCGACATGCTGTTGCCGTTCACACTGGTGGCGATAGCGAGGAAGTAAGTCGTTGTTGCCGTGGTAAACGGCGCGTCCATCGCTGCAGCTGATCCCGCGCTTGACGTATAGCTCGACACCCCGCCTGGGCCGGCATTCGTGTAAGCGCCGACGATCGTGCTGGTGATAGCGTTTGGATTCGACGTAGTATTCCTATTAAGCCTAGCCATCGGCTGCGTGGATGCGCTCGGAACGTACGAGTCGTAATCCGAACGAACATCGAAAAAATTGCAGACGCAAGTCGGCGTGATCGAAACCGAAAGCCCGGAGTTTGTCCACGCACTCGTGGATATGGACGTTCCCGCCTTTGAGGCCATCGCCGTCTGGATAACCTCACCCGGCATCGGCGTCTTCGCGCCAACCGGAAGGATGCGAGTCGGCGACACGCCCCACGTCCCCGCCGTGGTCAGCCCAGAATCATAGTCGGCAAATGCAATGACACGAAACGGCTTGGCCGATATGGCAGCGTCGCTGTAGTTCGTCGCGACGGCGTTGCCTCCTGTAATTGTTGAAGCTGACAATACCCCGATGACAGGGAAGCCGGAGATGACGGCAGAACCAACCCCAACCATGCTAACAAAGTCACTGCATCGTCGAACCACCAGCCGTGGCGTGCCCGCGTCATTCGCTAGTGCGAACCACAACCGAAATGGTTGAGTGTTGCGCGCGCCGATCGTCGTTGCGGACGGGATGGTGAGCGAAAGCGCAGCGGTCAGCGTGACCGTGGTCCAATCCGGCATGATCGCGTACACCGGATCGCCAGCACTCGGATCGTTGCCGCTGATGGTCTTGACTGCGAACGTCGCGGCATTACCGGCGTGCGTTTCGACGATCTTGCCATTGACGAGATTGAACTGCGCCGCTGCCGCTGCGCCGCCGCCACCGCCCGCCGCAACCGCTGCGCCCACGAACGCCGTCGTAGCCACCTTGTTGGAGGAGTCGCCAGCAGTCGGCGTTACTGCGATCGGTGCGCCGGATAGGTTGGCGTCAATGATGTTGACCATGCCGCCGCCAACGGCATCGATGATGGCTTGGCCAACTGCCCCACGAAGACGGAGATAGGTCGAGGCGCCCGCGACGTTGCCAATCTGTGCTTGCCGCACACCTTGACCGTAGAAGTCAATGACGCCGGTGCCTTTGCCTTTGATCGCAAGCGAAATGTCGGTGTCGATCCCGGTGGCATTGATGGCCGGAACGCCGCCGGTCACCGCTGGAATGATATCGACGCCGTTGGCCGGCAGCGCGACGGTGCTGCGGAAGCTGGTTGTGCCGTAAAGTCCGGTCGCTGCGGCAAACGAATTGTTGCCGGTAAAAGCATTGTTGGCGGCCAGGAACACATCGCCGCCGACGCCGGGGATGCCTTGCGCGCCGGTGTCACCCTTGTCGCCTTTGTCTCCCTTTGGTCCCTGGATGCCCTGCGGCCCCTGGATGCCCTGCGGTCCGATCGGGCCTTGTGCTCCGGGCGGTCCCTGGATCGAGCCGCCGCTGATCCAGGCCGTGCCGTCCCATATCCACAGCGAGTCGTCGGCCTGGACAATGTAGGCGTCGCCCTGGTTGTTGCCGGTCGGCGGCAGATTGCCCGACGTGGCAACCGATCCCTTCATGGTGATGCCGCTGCCGGCAACGCCCTGCGCTCCCTGGACGCCCTGCGGGCCTTGTGGACCTTGCGCGCCGGGTGCGCCGGCCGGCCCGTCGGCTCCCTGAATTCCCTGCGGACCTTGCGGCCCTGCTGGGCCAGTTGGTCCCGCTGGTCCGGCCGGTCCGGCCGGGCCGGTGGTGATGCGCGCCGTCAGAAAGCCGTTGCCG